TACCAATACTGATCTTCTGGGTCTAAAGAGTCAGCAGAATCCATTAAATCCGCAAAAACTGAAGCTCTGTCTTCTGCAGCCGGGGCGGGATCACCGGCAGCATCCTTTCTAATTATATCTCGAATCCACTCTCTACCAGTAGCATCTAGTGTAGAGTTTTTTATTATCTCATTGGTTAATTCTCCATTTTCATGAAGCTTCATAAGTCTGTTTTTTTCTGTTCTTTGAGCTTGCGCGCGCAATTTTTCCGCCATATTAAATTTTACACGGCGGTCAGCTTCATGAGACTTAATCGTTGTTTCTGCGTATTTAATAAGCTTTTGTTTATTTGCTTTGTCTAAATAAAATTGAGTTGGATTTTTAGGATCGTTAAGCATCTTTAGCGCATCTTTAGCGCCAGTTTCGCTCATATCAATTAAGCCCTGTATAGCATCGAATCCTAGTTCGTACGTATACTTTTGACTTAATTCAACTTTCTCATTATCAGGTATCTTAAGCGCTATTATTTGTCGATTGGATGCTTCAATTGCAGTATTTAGTTGTGAAAAATCTTGAAATACTGCAGCTCTACGATCATCGTGTGAAACTAGTAAAGTAGTTTCTAACCTTTTAAGTCTAGCAGCGTCATCAGATATAATGGCTTTAGCCCCAAGGGTAGACCTTAGAGAGTCTAAAGCTATGCCGGCACGTACTCTTGCATCTGCGTTAGGAGCCTGGGCTAAAAACACATCTGTGCTAGTAGCCATATAGATATCAAGGTCATTAGCTATATCTGAATTAGCTGTCTTTTGGCGTTCTACATAATTATTAGTCCACTCTTTACGGGCAGCAGCAGCAGTTTTTCCTACAAATATATCAGCGTTTTCTTTCGCCTTTTTATCCATGTAGTCTATGGCAAAGTCGCTAATTTCTTCGCCTACCTTAACCATAGACCTGCCCCCCATTGCACCAAAGGTATCTGGAGTAGCACGAGGAGTAGGGACAGACCCTGGGCCTGGAATTGTTACTGTACCACCGGGGCGATATTCTGGAATAACAGGCATTTTAAATTCCTTATTATATCTTACTATATGCTAACCCGGCCTTGCCAGCGCCCGTTAGTAGCGTTGAACCAGCGCCAACCATACCTGCTTGAGCAGCTTGTTGACCTGTTAGTTGTGAAAGTTCTGCTTGTGACTCATACCCGGTTGCGCCTACTTCACCACCATATATAATAGCTTGAGCGTCAAGCTCGCCAGCTTCTGCCGTAGCCTCTAGCACCTCTAATGGCGTACCTTCTAACGCTACGCCACCTTTTGCAAATCCTGATCGTTGTCGCGCTAGGAGTGTTTCTACTTCTGACCGCTTTCGTCTAGCATCAAAGTCCGCTTTTTGACGCGCTGCGATTGCCTGATTGCGTTGAATAGCAGCGTTATAAGCAGCAGACTTTTTAGCAGCTTGACCTTGCTGATACATACCATATGCCGATACAGCAGACCCACTAACTGCTGAAACTAATGCTGCTGTTGCCAGTGCCTCTGGGCCTAAACACATATTACCACCTACTCGTTTGTCTTAACATGCATAACTATGGCTAATATAGTCATTGGTAAAGGTTGATCTTGTGTGATTTTTACTCTACCTTCAGTCTCATACCCTTTTGGAAAAGCTACTTTTTTCTCACCTGTAAACAAAGCGGGGGGTCTGTCCATTAAATCGGAGCTATCCCTAAAAGGTACTATGTCTAAATCCCCACTTTCAGAACCAACTTTAACACCTAAAGAACGATAAAATCTAACAAATACCTCATGTATTCTTTTTGTTCGACTTTGTGCGGTTCCATCATTAGCTGCAGCTTCTAAATTCATGGTTACAAGAGTACTAGTATAAGGTAGCCCCATATGCACTATGCTTGCTCTGGTAGATAACGTGATCGATCCAGACGATACCGTTTGGTTTGCTTGCACTGCCCCATTGCCAAGCACAGAGAGAGACTGCCCTTCTAAGTGATCTAACCCACTAATAGTACTAACAGCTTCTCGCGCTTTACCGCCAGATACATACGTTGTAAACGCACTACCATCAGTATTTAAATGTATATCACCACCACTTGTAAAAGTACCATATCCGGAGGAGTCAACACCAATAGAAAAAGTGTCGTCAGATATTTTTGTAACCGTATATCCATTGCCATTAAGTTGAGTCATACCGCCTACATTTAGAAACCCTATCTCATCGCCGGTTGATAGTCCATGAGAAGCAGAGGTTATTACGCATGGATTTGCTTTGGTAGCGGCAGTTACTGTTGTTTTAGACTGAGCCATTATTTCAAAAGTATTTGTAGTTGACTCTATTACTACAAAACGTTTGTTATTTAATTCAATCATCCCCTCTATATTACGTATGTCTACTAAATCCCCGTCAGAAAACCCATGCGAGGATGATGTTATCACAACAGGTTTCGCTTTAGTAGCAGCAGTAATAGTCTTAGGAGAATCTAGGGTAAGCCCACTGTCTACAAAAAACGCATCTTCTTGAGAATCTTCTACTTCTAGCCCTGGTTGCAATATTTCAATGTACCTATAGGTATTACCGTTTACAAGACGTTTAACCGACAACCATAATTGATCCCTACCAGCACCATCCGTAGCGGTTGTAGGAATAACAGCGATAGACTCAACTTGAGCTTTTGTACCGGCTGCATCTGACACACCGCCTATAGTATGAGAATGCCAAGCTACTACCTCTTGATCTCTTTGATACGTTAACCCTAATAATGTACCATCTGTTAGACAAGCCCATAAAATAGAATCTGGTTCCTGTTGATACGCGATTTGGACCATACCTGTCGATGTAATGTGCTCTGCAAGCAAAGTTAAATCTGGGGCAACGTATGTATCAGATTCAAAACGATACACAAACTCCCTTATTTTACGTTTAGCACGTTGAACAAATAGCACAACATTAGACACGCGCAAAGCTGAAATAGCCGCAGACCCATATGTAGTTTGTCGTATAACCCTAATATTAGTTGGAGTTAAAGCTTCATCTTGACTAGAAGCAGACACTACAAATTCGCCGCCTACAGTGCCAACAACCAACACCAAACCGGGGTTAAGCCAACGAATAACATTTACTTGGTCTGTTGCAATTGTATACACCATAGGGTCATCGGCGGCGGTCCCAGGAGTGTGATTTGTATAATCTCCACTTGCACTAAACACCATTAATTGTGGAAAATCATTTGACCCACCAAATACTAGTCGTTGTTCATAAAAAGCAACTGTGCTTGGTTGGTTATTAGTATAATAATATCCTAATCGCCAAGTTGTAACTCCTGACGTTCCTCCAGAATTTACCCCTGTAACTGTAGCAGTAACATGAGTAGTATCGGTAAAAGCTGTAACTTTTAAATAAGTAGTTGTTCCACTATGTGTATAACGTATTAACCTGCCAACATCTGCTGCTCTAAACCCCGCATCATCATTTATACCAGTAACTGCAGATGCTGTAACCGTAACTGAGCCAGAGGTGCCTGATAAAGCAAGAGTAGTATCCGTAGTATTTTCAGCTAGGTAAGGCCCATCAATAAACTCATACTCTGTAACAGTCCATGACGTATGGCCTGTTCGTGATACTTGCCTAGGAGAATAGTTTGGATGCACTACGTATAAAATGTCAGCAGATTGAGTAAAAGATAATTCAAATAAATCATCTTTGTCCCAAGGCGTAGTTACAGTATATACTCTTTCAGCCGTGCCACCTGAACTATATGCGGTAAAAGCAGAAGAATTTACATTGTTACCATCTAAATCAGTTAACTGAAATGTATTTGTAGTTTTGCCGGCAACTATATAGTAAGAGCCGTTTACTTCTGTCATTCCTACAACAGCAGAAACATACACCCAATCCCCATTACTATACCCATGAGAATTACTGGTTACTACTGCTGGGTTAGCTTGGGTAATACCGGTAATAGTTTTAGCGGCTTCTAAAATAGCTCCATTATCTCTATAGAAACGAACGTACTCATCTCCAAATTCTAATACATAAGCTTGGGTAGTACTAAATTCAAAAGGTACCAACCTAACTTTATCAGCCGCCGTTTTTGTTTGAGTTATAAATTTGGTGCCACCTCTTCTTTGAGTACCTCCGTGAGGGAATACAAACATATTATTTAATGTTTTAGACCCATTTTGATATTTAGAAAGATCAATGCGAGCGTCTAAACGAGGCGAAAGCTCCCCGGCAGTGAAATTAGTTTGAATGTATTTTGTACGAGCCATTAATTTTCAAATGGATAAGGAGAATTGTAAGCAACTCTTGAGTCTAACCATGTAGAAGCTTCTAAAAACTCTGGGTTGCCTTCGGTAGCATCAGCTGTCCTTGCTTCTCGTAACTTACGCTGATACCTTTGCTCCATAAAGTCAGATAGATTAACGTTATCAGCTAACGGAATAGCTAACTCAGCAGCTATACGAGCAGCTAACGTTTCGATAAATAATTCATCAAATTGGCCAGGGTCTTCTATTTGAGCAATGTACCGTATCTTAACAGTATCTGCATCACATACTAAAAACTTGCCCTCAATTTTCCAACTAACGTCATTAAGTAGATTACAGTCTATGATTCGTAAAAAGTCGTCTGGCAAAGCATATTTTGCTGTAAATCTATACTCTGGAGCAATTGTACTCTGAGCTAGTGAAGCTCGTTTTACAGCAAAATTCCAAGTATGTGAACGTAGAACTACATTACGTAGACGAGCAAAGTGTAAATTAGATAAACGACCAGCCTTGCTGTCTTCAGTCAAGGCTGTAATAGGGTCTTCACCTAATTTTGTTAAAGCTAAATTGCATATTTCAACGTTTGAAGTAGCTAAAGCCATGTAGCACCCTCCTATAGATATGGGGGAAAGGCACTAACCCTTCCCCCATGCTCTATTAGTCGACCACGTAGGTAATCAAAAACGAAAGATCACCAGCAGTATCACCAGCAGCATCGGTTTCAATGCCAATAAGATAATGCCCACCTGGGTCGCTGCTGTCACCAGCATCTTGCCAGACTTTTTGGCCCATTAGGTTGATGTTTCGTGCTTCAAAAGCTACTTCGGTACCTACCGTTACCGCAGCACGAAGATCAGTTGTTGCACTAGCATAGCAATCAACATCTTTCGCCGTAACGTTGCCGTCGTCCGTGTAAAGACCAACATGCATAGTTACAGTTGAGCCAGAGTCAAGATCATCGTTGAAAATCTTGATCGACACAACAGCTGCGTTAGTTGGGATTGGAGCCAACATAACCGTATCACCTGCGGACAGGTCACCCGCCGCAAGAGCAATTGTGCCGCAAGCTACACGCATTGATCCGTGTAGCTCCTGTGCTGCAGCTGGTACGCCCGTAGCAGAAATAAAGTTCGAAACGAGGGTTGTGTTAACGTTCGCCATCAGTCATCCCTCCTTAGCTCGGGTCGCATTCAATATAGCCAACTTTTTTCTCTTCCATGCGAGTTGCCCCGATAGCCATAGAATAGAAAACCTGAGTGGCATAGTTTTTGTCGTCACGCTCGCTGATTCGCGCAACTGGTTCGGCCCCAATACCAAGTTTGATGCCTGATTTGGCATAAAACAGCACTTTGTGATCAGAGTTACTATCAACTCCGATACGCTCTGACCGAATAAAGTTAAATCCCATAAAGGTATTAACTTCTCCTTGAACAAGAGCTTTGACGGTATTAAAGTCGCTGCTCGTGATCTCAGTTTCTGCAAGCAAATTATTCATTTGCTTAGCATTTAGGACGACGTACCTGTCCATGTCATCAACTTCGTTAGCATCGAGCTTTTCTTTTGCGGCACGAAGTTTACCTACATTAAGACCAGTATCTGCGGCAGGGCTAATGCCAACTTGAACATCAACAACCATACCGGATGTGTCAAATGCAGTGCTAGTAGACCCATCTACTCCGGTAAAAGCTGTAGCGTCTGCTGCGGTGATGATAACGTCGTCCATTGCACGACCCATCGCGTTAGAAGCAGCTTCAGCATACGGAGAGGTAGGATCAATAAGCATACGCACTTGGTCTTCGCGATCAATAAGGTCGGCCCAATCATAATCGATTAGACTTACCCGACGTCTCGCATGAGGGGTGTCCATTCTAGGAGTGTCAGAATGGCGGCTAGCGCGAACTCTGGCAGAAGTACTACCAATTTGCTCAAAGAACGCATTTTTGCCTGTAACAGTCTCGACAGATACAGAGGAACGAAGACGCGAACCCTTTTGTTGGGCCAAGTGTTCAACGTTTCCACGGTACTGCTCGACAAAGGCTGTAGTAATCTCAAGGCTCATTTGTCATTTCCCGTTTTGAAAGTTTTCACTAGTCCATTGAGGGTATCGGAAGTCCGGCCTCTTTGGAGTGGGCTATACGGGCGAATATTTATTCGGTGTCCGTTTTACGCCACTTTCGCAAGGATTATAACCTATTAAGCAACCACGTGTCAATTATTCTGATGCCTCTTTTAATTGAATTAACTCGTGAACCTTAGCTACCAATTTAGGTCTTTCAAGAGAATCAGCGTCCCAATAAGCAGGATTTGCCATAACAGCGCTAATATCGTTGTCTATTTGAGCTACAGTAGGTTGTGTAGACTCGACTCCCATAATTTGGCCATCTTCCATCATACCTTCAGCAATCTTTGCAAAAGCTCGAATCATATGTGGATTGTTCCCTAATTGAGTCTTTTCAAGATAATCTACAAACTCAGGCGAAGCAAATTGACTTAACGCAGCCTGAGACTGCGTAATTTTTTCTTCATACGCAGGCCCCCACTCTTTTTTTAGTTCGTACTCGGCTTGTTGCTCAAGCTCAACAGCTTGTTCTTCAAGCTGTTTTGCATTATTAACGTTACCTTCCATATACCATGTATATAGTCCGTCTGCTTGTTGACTAGTAAGACCAAGCTTATGAGCGCTTTCTTTAAAAGACTCAACCCTACCTTCAACGTAGCCCTGTAGCCCCTCAGGAACTTCAGCCGCATACGTAAATTTATACCCTTCGTGACTCTCTGGTCGTCCCATATCGTTATAAAAATCATTCCACTCATCATCACTTGAGGGTTTTACTAATTTGTCTTTTCCAAGCATTGATGAAGCGTTAATATACCCTTTTGCAAGATTTTCTACAGAAGTATACTTTTTAAGAGATGCATGATCTCGCACTTCCTCTGATAAGGATTGCTTCCAATCATCAGGAGTTGTTTCAACAGGTGCACTTTCAACAACGGGTGCGGGTGCTTCTTCTACGGCTGTTTCTTCTACGGGTGCTTCTTCACTCATCTTTGTTCTCCTCTACATTACTGGCAAGTTGTAAAAAATCGTCTGGCCGATAATGTAAAACAGACATTATCTCAAGAACCGCATTTCTGCGCCCTTCATTAAAAGCAGATTGAATTGCATCTACAGAAAAGGTAGGTTCTAGTATGTGGTTTGCGCGTATTAAATAATTTAATACACGTTTACCCTCTTCGCTGCCGAAAGTTATTTTAAAATCACGTTTCCGCTGCTGTAGCTTGGTTAAGGACATCTACTGCTGGGGCCGCCTTATTAAGGACATTTGCACCTTGTTCAACCATAGCCATCTGTTGCGCCATTTGCGCTTGTTGTTGCTCAGCTGATCGACGGTCCGCCGTTTCCTGCCGTGACTCTAGAATTGACATTGGTATGCCAAATAAGTCTGAAAGCCACCGCATCGTGTCCTCACCTTTAAATACACGTCCGGACTCAGGTTGCATTTGAATTACTGTTGATCCGATCTCAAATACTCGCAAAAGACTGTTAGCCTCAACTTGTCTCTGTGCACGAGCTAAGGGAGATACGAATTCTATTGTGTAACTTTGATCTTGTAGCTCTTCTGGAATTGGTGGTAGCTTATTTTGTCTGCCTAATAGGCCAAATACTCTATTAATCAATGGTGAAAGCAACTCACTTTGAAGCCTTCCCATTACTGGCCCAAGTAACCGTAATTTTTCTTCCGTTCTTTGTAATACTTCTGTAGCCGTCATTTGAGGACCTTGTTGAAGTGACAATTGGTCCAGGAAAAACCCTTCACGAATTCGTAAACGCACATCTTGCATCATCTCAAGGCCGATAGGGATATTACCCCCTGTAGCTAAAGGCTGAATTGGGTCAGATCCCGATCTACGGTAATTAAGACCGCCAGGAATTGTACGCACTGGTAGCATAACACTGTCGTCTTCAAGCTGTAAAGGAGGGTCAACTATCTTTTGCGCTGCTTTTAATATAGTCTTGCTCATCTGTTGAAGCATTTTAACATCTGGCAATGTAGCCATTCCAGGACCACGCCCATAAACTTCACCACTAGCTTTAGACCATCGTGGAGCTAAAATAGGGGATTCCTCAAACCCGCCTTCATCAAGTATCATTTCAGATTTACACAATACATACACAGAGGCAATGGGTTTATTTTGTCGAGTTTTTTTACGTTTATCATAATCATATCTAGGAAAGATAGCATGAATAATTTCAAACTTGTCTTCGAGTTTGTCATTATTATAACACTCTAACACTTCTTTACCAACGTCATCTTCTTTATCACCAAATTTTTGAACAATTTGCCTAACCGAAAGTTCAAATTTGCGATAAAGAGTATCAATTCGACCATCAGAATTTTCAGACACATAACACTCTTTTAATGGTAAAGCTGTAAACATAAGGTCTTTAGTCTGATCGCTTTCACCAATAAACATTACCGCTGTGCCAAATGCAGATAAGTCTAAGTACAGTTCATGTATGTGGCTTGAAAAGCTAGATTCAGAAGACGACAGTTCTTCATATATAATACGTTCTACACTTTCAAGCCACATTTTAACCGCTGCTTCTTGGTTTAAAGCCTGATTAGATAAACGCAGGGTAAACCATTTAGATGCAGGATTAGTCATCATACCATGCAAACCTGCCGCTAGAAGCTCATTAGCAATTATACCTGTACTGTCAATTGCTTTAAGATTTCGTTTATCGCCGGGTGTACGTGATCCTACAATATCAGTACGGCGGGGCAAAATTACTTCAGCAACTTCTTGCCAATGATGCTCCCAATTACGTCTGTCACTACGTAATTCTTCGTATCTTTTTATATAAGATTGTGCATCTGTTGGCATACACTTATCCTCTAATTAGAGACTAATTTACCGCCTAAGCGTCTATAACTAGACCGAACACCAGCAGGTTTAGCACGTTGTGCTTCTCTAAAGGACTGATCGGGTTCTATCGGCACAAAAGCTTCATTAATATCTGGCGTGGCTGGGTCATCCGCCTTAAACGTGCCATCAGCTTTTTTTGCCCTTGTACGTCTACGAGCGGGTTCTTTTTTAGTAGACGTTTTTTTCGGTGCTTTTGCCATTATTTTTTACCCGTTTTTTTCTTAGCAATAGCTTTCTTAACGCTGGCTGGCATACTACTTTTGCCACTTTTTTTCATACCAGACTTTCCTTTTCCATAATGTCCAGGCATCTTAACTATCCTTTCTTTTTAGATGAACGTTTTTTACCAGCTTTTCTCATTGCAATTGCAATTGCTTGATCGCGTTTATACCCTTCAGTAAGAAGAGTACTAACATTTTTTCGAATCGTCTTACGCGATGATCCTTTCATTAAGGGCATATTATGACCCTAATTTTTCATCATTTCGTGATCCAGTAAGTAAAGTTCCTGGTGATCGTGAACTGAATATACTGCCATGAGATCGTAGTCCCAAAGCCCTTAACCCACCTATTACAAAACCGCCCGGTAGTGCAGCTTGAGCGGCTGCTGCAGCTTTCTCACCCGGTGAAGACAATGTAGATGCAGGGTTAAAGGCGATATCTAAAGCCTCTGAAGTAGATAAACCACTATGACCGGCTTCACTTACAGGACCTTTTTGTTCCGTAGTGTGAAACGTATCAACTTCTGATTCACGCTCGATGGTGTTCATATCGTCTGTGCCACCATTAGAACCGCTGCACATTACGCACCCAATACTTGTTTGCCTTGAGTTCGCTCTTCTCCAACGCCCATACCGCCAGTTAGAATGGTCGAGCTACGCCCTGCGGCGGCTATCCGCTTTTTCCTTTCGTTTTCCCGAGCAGCCTTTACTTCTGGGTCGGCAACGGTAGGAGGCGGAGGAGGGGGCGGTGGTGGTTCTATGTTAGGTTGTGAAAAACACACTAACCGATCTCCTTTTCCATAATCACAGCAGTAGTGCTGTAATCTAGTCTAGAAAGAAAACACGAAACGCTTTCGGTGTCAATACCTGAGCTTAGACTAATAGTGGTACTCTTTGCCCCACATAATTTTGCCCATTCTTCCGATGCTTTTATAAGTCTATACGCTGCAGGGCCTTTTCTATGATGAGGATGTACAAAAAGTACTGTATCATACACTTTAAGATCATCAGAATACCATAAAGAGGATATATACCCTGCCCACATACCTATTATACTGTCGTCTTTTTCATATACAAAACACGCAATAGTAGGTTTGGTTAAAGCAGCAATACACATTTTTTTCCATTTATCAATATTTACCCTATATTTACTAAAGTAAGCCGACTCTTGGTGCATAATCTGGCCAAGTTGAAGTAACTGAGCTTCATCGCCAACACGCATTTCTCTTACCATGGCCAATAATCCAAATCACTAGCTACAGCCTCATGATTGTGAGTAGACGTAGTAAACATATCATAGTCTGAAACAGCCATAGAAGGTCTGCGCCTATGCTCCACTCCGTCACGAATAGAAGTAGCTAAATATCTAAAAGCATCACTTGCGTGACTTGTCCAATCATGATGAGGACGCTGCATAAATGTTTGGGTTTTATCATTAAATTGAGTGCGATATTGTCTTAACGCCTCTATCCCCTTATTACATTTATCTTTATCGAACCAACACCGGGGCAGTATCGCCCGTACGGCATTAATACCATCGTCTATCGGTATTTTCGGAACCACTCTCCCTCGTATCCCCAATCCGCGCAACATTTCAAGCCTGGATCGTCCAGAGGACAATTCCTTAACTTTGATATCATGTGGTAAATAATGATCCGCATATATATAATCACGCTCTTTAAGTATCTTAACATAGTGATCCAAACCTGCCCCACTATTCTCATAAAAGTCAATAAGGCGTATTTCACGGTCAGCCACTTGCGCAAACCATATAGCCGTACTGTCATCAATACCCAAATCCCACGCCGTATGCACTTCAAGAGTTGGCTCATAAGGCACAGACGTAATTCTTCCAGCAAGGGTAGCCGATTCCATAAGCCTACCATAGTATGCACCCCTAATAGCAGCTTCCCAAGAACACTCATATTCTTGCGCATACTCTTCCTCCGTCATTTCAGACTGTGCAGACAGTAATTCGCCTTCGTCTACGTAACCAGTCTCACTAGCTTTAAACATATGCGCAGACCAATTGTCCTTACCCGTGTCGGCGGCATCGAAAAGTTCAAAGAAAGCATTTTTACCCTTAGGAGTGCCAATAAATCTAGCTTTACCCAGTCGATCAGATAATGCGGGGCGCAACACCTCGGTCCACATCTTAGGGTTCATTTGCGCGTATTCGTCCATTACGGCAATATCGGCGTAAATTCCTCTAACGGAATCAGGGTTATCTGCACCGATAAGATAAAAACGACAATCGCCAAGAAAATCAATGCGCAACTCAGATTCATTTACTTTGTAATCCGGCAGTTTTTCACAATAGAACTTAGCATAGTCCCAGGCGATTTGTTTAGCTTGTCGATACAAAGGAGCTACATATATGCCTCGTGGTCTTTGTAATCCTCTTATTTTGCGCTCTACTACTTCTTTTACCGCATCATTTATCGACCATACTGTTTTCCCGAATCTCCGGTGACACGCTATCACCGCAAACCTCGCTGACTGTTCGTGAAGTGTCTTCTGCAAGGGCCTGGGTCGATACGGTATCGTTATTTTCATGGTCGATTATCTCTCCAAAAGCTCCATCAGTTATCCAACCGATTTGTAAATTTCCATCCGTTTTAGTCTCAATAGGGGCGTCTATACCTAACATTTTTGCACGGCGGTCCATCGTCTTTAATATAAATTCTGCTGCCTTAATATCGCCATCTTTAGCAGGGTCCCAATACGACTGATGTAACTCATCTAGCCTTTCTAGGTCCATTTGCCGTGCAACTGCTGCTTCATCTTCTACATGTAATGCGCGGTATGCGGTTTCGAGAGCACTAGATATAGCTGAAGCGCTAGAATCTAATGATTCTGCAATTTCTGAAACCGTCATTCCTTGACGCCTATATCGCATTATAAGGCGTTGACGTTCGGTAACAATTGTTTTTTCTGACATGGGCTATAGTGTACCAGCAGGGGGAAGTACTGTCAAGTAGTATAACTTGTCAAGTAATGTTTAGAATAAATATGCTAGCTTTTCGGGTCCCATCATATTGCTGTGTCGTGGCGTCGTCTTGGGGGTGGGGGCTGTTCCGCCTTCCGTCGCGCGTTCTTTTCTTTCCGTCGCGCGTTCCGCCTTCCGCCTTTTGTTGTGTCGCGTTCCGCCTTTCGTTGTGTCGCGTTCCGCCTTCTGCCTTCTGCCTTCTGCCTCGTGTGCCTTGCTTCTTTCTGTTTTGTTGCCTTCTGCCGGTGTGGTGGTCGTGCCTCTGCCTCGCGCGCCTCGCCTCTGTCGGGTTCGTCTCGGAGGGGGGTCGACGGGGTGCTGCCGCGCCTTTTTTCGTCCGCTTTTCTTTTTCTTCTCGTCACCAGGACGACCCAAGGCAACGCGAGGCGCAAGAGGCAAACGACGACGACCAGGGCCTCGACCACGCCTCGCCTCGCCTCGTCAGGGCCTCGTGCCTCGTCTTTTTTTCTCCTCTCCTGGTGCTGCTCCTCGCGCGCGCGTTCTTTTTTTCTTTTTTGCCTCGCCTCTCCGCCGCCTCGTGCCTCGTCGTCACGAGGGACTTGACAAGGCCTGCTCCGTGTGGTACACTTCTTGGTGCGGACGGGGAACGGCCTCGCCGCCAGACACGAAAGGAAACACGCCATGACAGACCGCAGCGACAGACCCATGACCTGGACCCTCACCGCCGTAGGAGTGGGGTACGAAGACGCCTCTGGACGCCCCGACGCCCTGGTCTGGGTGTACGGCGAGTACGAGGACGCCAGGAAGGCCTTCGACGACCACGTCAAGACGTGGGAGAGCGAGGGTCACGACGTCAGCGACGTCGAAGAAGAGGAAAACGGCGACGTGACCTGCTGGACAGACGAGGCGACCCTGAGCCTCGAGTTCCAGGACGTCCTGTGAGCCGAAACGCCCCACGGGGCGTCGCGCCGGGGTCTGCTCCCGGTGCCTGACGACGAGGACTGACGCCCCAGACCAGCAGCGGACAACCCGCCCAGCCCTGGAGCCGCGACGGAATGCGGTGGCCAGGGTCTGGCGGTGAGAGGGGTCAGTAGCGCCCCAAGCAGACAAGTCAAATAGGAGAATGACATGACTATCGATCAACTCGTAGAATACGCCAACAAGAAATTCGCCAAAAACACGATCTGGGAAGCTCTGTCTCAGGAAAAAAAAGAACAGCTGCTCATCAACGTGCAGTCAAAGCGCTCCGTAACCAAGACGATCACGGAGTGGCTTGCGGAATTTGAGGACGAGGATGACGACGTTGTGGTGACTTCGTCCGTCGTACCGCGCAAGTACAAAGAAAAGTACGGCACCGAGGCCAACTGCGGAGACGATCTCGCCCAAAAGATCAAAGGCGTGACTCCTGAGACGCCAGAATGGATCACGATTTGCAAAGCCAACTCGATCGATCCTGGACGCTGGAGCAGCTTGAACAACGGCTTGCAGCGGATGAATTTGGGCAACGTGCTGCGTGGTCGAGTGGCTCGCGGCGAAGAAATCGACATCACCATCTAAGGCGAAACCGGGGAAACCCGGTCCGGTGTGGCGGTTCCACATCGCTGACGAGCCAGCCAGCCGACAAATAGGAGACACGACATGAGCAGTACCTACAAAAGCCTTGACCGGCCTAGAACCTACAAAAGCCTTGACCGGCTGAGCATCAACTGCGGCACCAAGCGTTCCGCCCCAACTTACCCTCGTGATAGACGTGCGCTGCAAGGCGCTGATCGTAATGTGTGTCTGGCGGCATACATCGTCAGCTGTTTGGCGCTTGTTGGTTTGACCGTTGCGCCAGTTGTGATGGGTGGTTTCATTGGTGACGCATTCAGTCATGCCATCCTGTGGATTGTCACATCAGCGATGATGCTTTTTTTCATGATCATGCTTTGTGTGGGGTGTGACTGATGCCAACACCATATATTATAGACGATGGCACCATGGATACTGTTTTTGGGTTTCGTGGTCGTGAGTATCGTTTCGATTCTGAATACATCGCAGAATGTGGTGGTCCAGATGCTTTTTTGAAAGATCAGGGCCAAGAGCAGATTATCGATGAATGGTATCAGACCGTACCGGAAGAGTACAGCAAAACCATCAGTCGCGTCGATACCGTTGGAACGCATAGCGAGTCGATGGATGGGTACGTTTCAATAAAGGTAGCGCATATCGATCAAGAGAAGTTTGAAACGATTGCCAATACCACGTACGAAATTTTTCAATCAGAGGCTAACAACGCTGAAGTATCCTGCCTTCGCGCAGATGATATTTTACACGCTATTGAGGAATGGGTGTCGCCTGGATTCGACAACACCACTCATGATTGCTGCGGTAATGCGTTTTCTTATAGGGGACGTGCCATTCACATCGATGACATTTACGCTCGAATCACTATTGAGCAGCGCGTTATATATAACGTCTAGGAGAAAAACATGTCACAGGAAGTAGAATTGCGTTTGATTAGGGAAGCTTTAGAGGTGCTGTCGTACAACGTGCCCAGCACCAAGAGCTACAGAGCATTGTGCCACCGGTTTTTAAAGCAGAGAGGAATTGCAAAATGAGGGACCCCGTTGTTGATGCGCTGTGTGAGATACCGCCTTTTTTGAAGCGGAAAGTTCCGACCAAAAAGCAGCTTGAAAGGCTCCTAACGTTGGGCGAGCGGAAAGTTTGGGTAATGCCAACGTATCGTCCAGACCCTCGACGCGCTGCTGCTGCTAAGTCTCAGCGACAGATACCGTCGAAAGACAGAAGCAAAAATCGTCAGGAAAAAGCAGAAAAAGTAACGCATCCTACGACGGAAGCGTTAAAAAGCGCAACTGGCGACGTTAAAGGCGAGGCGAAGCGGCAACGTCTTTACGAGATTGCTGTCGAAAATGATTTAGTTCCGTCAAAATGGGACCACCTTAACGTTGGACAGGTGGCAATGAATCTAAGCAATGTCTTGCGAGGCCGGTATTATAAAATGCAGCAAGTGGTGATCGATGGCAAAACCATTGACTAGTCAATATAGGGTGTGCTTTTTTAAAGCATCTCCTAGTTAGCATCCCTGTAAAGAGGCCCCGTTATTCCATAGTGACGGGGCCTCTTGATGTTGACACTTGACAGTCCTCGTGGTATCTTAGTGTGCTGTTTAGGAGACAGATTATGGCAAGATTAGCAGAAGCAGAGCTGTTACAGGATGCGCAGCCTCACGAATTTACCGTATTAGAGCCAGTACCCAAGCAGTACTGTACCAAGCAGGTTAAGCCGCAGAAAAGCGGATACCAGATCATAAGTAATAGAATATCAAAAGAATTTCGTTTTAGGCCGGTTCGTTTTGACACGCCAGACGATTTTTTCGACCAGATGGAAGAGCTTAATAGCAACCCTTACGCTTTTATTGTGCGGGGCCATCCATCTAAGACCACCGATTTAGAATGTGATGTGCGGCGGATCGTAAGAAACGATGGCACCGGAACTTTGGTTTTTGCGTCGAGGCGTTGGGTAACGCTTGATATCGATGGCATACCAGCTGGTGACACTGGCATTCTACCCTCAGAATTTGACCCTACTAATCCAGAATTGTCGATACTAGAGGTCATAGACTTGTTACCCGGCGTGTTTCAAAACGTAAGTTGCCATTGGCGGTATTCAAGTTCAATGGGCTTTAAAGGCGACACTGTGCGCTGCCACCTATCATTTGTTTTGGATGTGCCAGTAAGCGATGATGATCTAAGGCGCTACTTTAACACCTTTAATGAGTCTTTTGTCCAAGTGCATGGACGTAGGTTGGTGGACCCGGCGCTTTTTAATCCGATACAGCCGCACTATACCGCAGCACCAGTTCTACATAAAGTAGACGATCCGTTGCCTAAGCGTAGTGGAATATTTAAAGTCGAACAAGACGTCGTTAATATAAGTTCTGAGTGGATAGTAGATGACGGCGATGAGTCAAATTCTAGACGGTACATCAACTTCTTTGATCGCATAGGTGATGATAGGGACGGGTTCCACCATCCGATTATGCAGGGAATCGCCAGTTGGATTAATCACCACGGCGAGCCAGAGCGCGGCGGCAGGTCTGAGTTAAAACGCTTGGTGCGCAGCTATATAGATGACGCAGTTGTAGTACCAGAGCGCTCCGCAGGAGAGATGGACCGATACAAATCTGATACGTTTTTAGATCAGTTGATAGATGGCGCGATTAATAAAGGCTTTGCGCGTGGAACCAAGGCAAAAGTCGATATAACCGAGCTTCTAGATCGTTACATATACGTAGCCAATGAGGACGCGTTCTACGATCCAGATAGAGAACTGTCTTACAGCCGTGAATCGGTAAAGAACGCACATGCGGCGATGGCACCGGGCAAAAACGTATCAAAGATTATGCTAGAATCTTCTGACCTAAGAGTGGTGGATACGCTAACTTACGTACCGGGAGAAAATTCAGATTTTACGGTACATCGAAAGCGTAAAGTATATAACACATGGAAAGGACACGATGTAATACCGGCTGATAATAAAGCAAGCGTTAAACCTTTCACCGATCACTTAAAATTTTTAACCGATGGCAACAAAGCAGGATACAACCACCTTAGCGCGTGGTTAGCCCATACGATATCTAAGCCTGGGGTTAAAATACGTCATGCCGTGGTAATAGGCAGCGGCCATGAGGGTACAGGTAAATCTTACGTAAAGCAAGTAATGAAAAGTATAGTAGGGCCGCGCAACGTTACAGAGGTTAATACTAATAACTTAAAAGAACAATTTAACGGATGGGTGGCTAATACAGAATTAGTTTTTATTGAAGAACTTATGGCGGCAGGTAGACTAGAAGTAGCCAATCACCTAAAACCGTTGATTACCGAGAATGAAGTAGCTGTAAGAAAGATGAGAACAGACGCTTATATGGTTGATAATACGGCTAACTTTTTCTGTACCACTAACCACCGCGATGCAATGATTCTAACTAAAGATACCCGGCGATATTGGGTCTGGTTTTCAGATGCGCAGCCAAAGCCTAAAAAATACTACAATGAACTGTTTGCGTGGACTAAGGAGAATTTAAGTCTTATAGCTAAATGGGCAGAAGACTACGACCTAAGTAAATTCGATCCTGACGCTCCGCCACCTAAGACTGAGTCATTCTTTGAGATGGCAGAAGCAAGCGAGCGTCCATTAAAGTCTTATCTTTTTGAACAAATAGAAGCGCAAGAATGGCCAATGAAATGTGACTTAATAATAGTAGCTGATCTAATTCAGTCTTTAAAAAACATACCGGGTCTAGGTAAGATCAGCAACGTGCACGTGTCTAATACGTTAAGGGAATTAGGCGGGGAGATGCTAGGTCAGAAGCGTTTTGAGGATGGGTCCAAGCCTCGTGTGTGGGCAATTCGAAATGCAGACACTTTTCAATCTATGAGTGAAACCGAGTTAACTTCTCATTACAAAGCACCGGGGTCTTATGAAATGAAGAACCTTGATCTTTGACAACTGTTATGTTTTTATAATTGACGAAAAGGAGACATAACGTGCCAGACATTATAGAGAAGAAATTCTTTGATCGCTACGGTAGATCGGGTTCTTGTGGTGATCAAATATCTGAAGCCTTAAGCGCTTTTTTACCTAACGAAACTACCGGCAAGACGGATATGGATAAGCTTCGTTTAGTAGCTAAGCAAAATAACGTTGATTTGAAACGGTGGTCACATTTAAATATGGGTCATCTACGTATGAACCTGGGTAACGTCTTAAGAGGTCGAGTACGGTCCGGTGCAACGGTAGAAATAGGCCCTATTGTAATAGAGGGTCAGCGTGATAAGATTTCTGCCTAACGTTTTGTCTGCTGATGAGTGTCAGTATTTTAGAACGTTTAAGCAACACGTCCCTTGGACAGACCCAATAATAAACAACCTTTGCTATGATATTAGTGAAATTGCTGCCATAAACACTGCAGACCCGGCGTATGCTAGGGTAGAAACTCGCAAAGAAGGACACCCTTGGCACACTGATAAAGGAACACAAGGTCATATGCAATGGTGTACGTTTGCAGCTTCTATACTATTGTCACATCCAGACGAATTTGCTGGCGGAAAGTATCAAACAAGAACAGAGTATGCGCCTGTAGAACAAGGAATGATGGTGCTTACGTCTTCTGATGTAGAACACAAAGTACATAAACATAGTGGCGACAGAACGGTTCTACTAATGTTCTTCACGTAGCGCTTGACAAGACATACGGCGTGTGCTATCGTATACATGGATATCTTATAACTTAGAGTTGATGCTAGTTATAGGATAGGGTGAGGAGTGTTGAACCTCCACTCCTCACCCGCCCTGCATAGATACCAAATAGGAGACTAAATATGGCTACTATCTTAATTGAAATCCCCGACGAGATTGCTCAATACTCAGGTGACATACAGCGATTTGTGAATCAGATGATACACAAGCTGTACGTACACCGCAATAAAGGCGGATGGGATGATCTTGACACTGAAAAGGTGATGGGCCTTTTACTAGAAGAGGTGGTTGAGGTCGAGCAAGCTATTCGATTTGGTGATCTTAGCGAGCTTAAAGATGAGCTTGCGGATGTAGCTAATTATTGTATGATTTATCACGCAATAATCAATCGTCAGAATCCGGATATGTTTGATGGCTAAAGCATACGTTATTCAAAAATCAAACAAGATGGATTTTAGTTCACTTGATCGGTGGGGTGATCCTATTTTTCTATTTAGGCGTGGGTTTTACCCCGACGACGTATCAGAGAATAAGGAGTATGTTAATGCTCTATGCGATGCTAAATTGGCGGATTTTAATTTGTATACCGACTACTTAGTGCCAATTGGATGTATGACTACTTCGATTATGGTTAGCACGTGGTTAATTAATCACGGCTATAATGGATTCCGCGTGTTAAAGTGGGATAATCGGTATGGGGAGTATTACCCCATTCATATAGGAGAGTAAATATGACTAAGTATAAAGACTTGCTTAGAGGGATTGAGTCCCTTAAAAAAGAAGCGGACGATTTAGCAAATGAGCCAATTGAAACGGCAGTTAGCATTTTGCTAGAGGCGCGTGTGCTAGACGAGCTGATTAAAGATTTGAAGTCTCAGTCTGGCGAGATTTACAAGAGGCTAAAGGAAGAAGTTGTACCTAGTAAGTTTGAAGAGGCTGGGTGTACTTCTATTACTGTTAATGGACATCGCTTTACGAAAAGTGAGACTGTCCGTGCTTCAATGAAGGACAAAGTAGCCGGTTATGATTGGCTACGCGACAATGACTTGGAAGACTTAATCACAGAGACTGTGAATTCGTCTACCCTGTCAGCCACGGCTCGTACCTTGTTAGAAGAGGGTAAGGAGCTACCCGAGGACGTATTTAACGTATACATCTTGCAAAATACGTCTGTAACCAAAGTCTAAAATAGGAGAAAGATAATGGCAAAAGCTGTTGCAAAAAAGTCGACCAGTGCCGTAGATGCGGTGCCTGATTACCTTGCTGACTATAGCGGCGAAGGCGTAGAGAACACGTCTGACCTTGCTGTGGTGCCTAGGGTTAAGCTACTTCAAGCTTTATCACCTGAGGTAAGCGAGGGTGACGAAAAAGGCGGTAATTTTTACCACACCATCGCTGAGCAGTCGATGGGCAAGGAAGTACAGATGGTGCCGCTACTTGTTACAAAATCCGTGGTGCTATGGCGTCCACGTAAAGATGGCGGCGGCATCCTGGCTAGAGCTGATGATGGCGTTCGTTGGGATCGGCCTAATCAGCAGTTTGAGGTAAAACTAGACACGGGCAAGTCCGTAGTTTGGGATACCGGTACATCTGTACAAGCATCTGGGCTGTCTAACTTTGGCTCGTCCGACCCAGACGATGATAATAGTAAGCCAGCTGCGACGTTGAATATTAACGTTGTGTCTTGGTTTCCGGATCATCCAGAACTATCACCTGCTATTGTGTCGCTAAGTAAGGCATCGCTTGGTGTAGGCAAAAAATTCGTGTCTAAGCTAGGCATCAGCAGACTACCTAGCTGGGGGCGCGTGTTTAATATGTCTAGTTATAAACACGATCACGCCAGCGGCACGTTTTTTGACTACAAATTTGAGTCAACTGGCGTGGTAGATAAGGATATGGCTTCTGAAATGCGCGATATGTATCAGTACTTTAAAGCGCGGGGTGTTGCTGTTAAAGACGAAGAAGATATACAGCAAGAAGAAGCTGTTATAGAGGACACGTTCTAATGGCAGACCGTTATGATTTATCCGTGCCGATTCCTGGCAAAGATGGTAAGACGTTTTGGCACAGGATTGGAACAATGTTTCCTCAAAAAAACGGTAAAGGGTACGCTATCATGCTAAACTCTATACCGGCACCGCAGGTGCAAAACAATGGGGAGAATGGGTGGCGCATCATGGCTTTTGAGGCAAGCGATTATGGTGCAGACTATTCACCTAGTAATACAAAATTAACGGCACAGACCGATTTACCTTTAGATGATGAGGTAAAGTTCTAGTGCTGTGTAAATCCATGGAGGATTGCGCTTCGTTGCTCCGGAGATTAACTTCTCCGGAGACAACGGAGTTAGTTATTGATGTGGAAACGTCTGGCCTTGATTGGCGTACAAATTATAGTGTTGGCTACGTTTTTACCTTTGGTACTGACGACGGGGATAATTATTATGTGCCTGTTCGTCATAACGGCAATAATGTGGGCGGCTATATTGCTCCTGCCACGGCTGATTTTGACTTACCAATACCAACCCATCAATTTGAAAAAGAAGTTGCTACCATCTTTAAGGAACGGGGCAAAAAATTAAGAATTATAGGTCACAATCTACACTTTGATTTAAAATTTATGGCTAAGCACGGAATTAATCCCGTGTCAAATACATTAGAGTGTACAATGATTAATGCGGGGTTAATTGATGAGTATCGTAACTCCTATTCGCTTGAAAATTGCTGCATCGATGCGAAGGTATCCGCAAAACTTGGTAGTGAGCTTTACGCTTATATGGCCAGTAAATTTGGTGGTCGACCTGATCGTAAACAGATGGCATCATACTGGCGGCTCGACGGTCTGGATGATCTTGCGGTGGAATACGCCTTGGCGGACGGGATCAGCACTTATGAGTTGTGGAAGTGGCAAAGAAGGCAAATAGACAAGCAGGAGTTAAATAACATACACGATTTAGAGTGTAGAACAATAAACCCGCTGCATAGAATGATGATGCGTGGCGTTAAGGTTGATGAAGATAGACTACAACAAGTAAAAAAGATAGTGGAAGACCGCTTAGACAAAGCTATGGACGCTTTACCCGCAGACTTAAATACTCGTGCACCAAGTCAGATGGTAAAATTATTTACGGATCATGGTATAACAAATTGGCCTGTTACTGAAAAAGGCAACCCGTCTTTTGCAGAATCTTGGTTATTAACCACGGAGATTGGTAAGCATGTCGTTGTGGCAAGGAAGTATAGGAATTTATTGGACTCATTTATTGCGCCGATGGACACCCACATTTGGAAAGGCCGAGTTCATACGGAGTTCAATCAGTCGAAATCAGATCAGTATGGAACTGTCACTGGCAGACTTAGCTCTTCACGGCCAAATCTCCAACAAGTACCTAAAAGAAATGAGGAGCTTGGCCGTTTATTTAGATCTATTTTTATTCCCGATAATGGTATGGTATGGGCCAGCGTGGATTACTCTCAATGTGAGCCGAGGTTACTTGCACACTATTCGAATTGTAAGGTACTCGTGGATGGATACTTACAGGTTCCCGCCATCGATGCGCATACAGCGGTTGCTAAAGCGGCAAATATCGATAGAACGTCCGGTAAAAGACTAAATCAGGGCCTAATTACTGGTATGGGCAAGCCGAAATTGATACAAGAATTAGGAGTAAGCGAGACAGAGGGTAATCGTATATACAACAACTACTTTAATGCTATGCCCGAGATTAAGGCGATTCAAAAACACGCCGCAAATGTAATGCAGGATAGGGGATTTGTACGGTCTATACTTGGTAGACGAGCTAGAATACAATATTTTAGTAACGGTGGCTCTAATAGTTATAAGGCTATCAACCGACTATTACAGTGCTCCAATGCGGACATTATTAAGAAGGCTATGGCCGATATAGATGACCATTTAAGCGGCAAAGGGCAGTACGATCCAGAAGAGTGCGAAATGTTGTTAAACATACACGATTCAATTGATTTTCAATACGCAAAAGATGACCCTTATGGGCCACTACTATATCGTGAATGTCTAAAAATAATGACTGATTTTGGGCCTAAGAGGCTAGTAGAACTTCGCGTACCGATGGATGTAGATGAAGGTATAGGACTAAATTGGGCAGTTGCTAGTTACGGAGAGGACTAAAATATGAAGTATATTTTACCATTTGCTTTGTTATTAGCTGGGTGTACTCAAAACGAGACGCCTGATATTAAACTTGACGTAAGCGATCAATCTTTATATAAAATGACTAGGCAAGAAGTTATCTCTGCTATAAGTGAGTGTGAATCTGCTAATCATAGAGCAGTAGTTATTCACTCTAGAGTTAAAATTAATGGGCGTTATTCGCCAATAGTGGTTGATGTTACGTGCGCTCCGTCTAGTCAAAAGCAAGTGTTATTTTCTCCTTGCCCTAACTGTCCTTTAACTATTGGGAAGATACAATGAAGGAATTAGACTTTCAAGCTAAGCTAGTTAAGGAAACCAGACTAAATGACGGTTTTGGTTTTAAAATAGCTACTCGTCACCAAGCTGGTATACCAGATTTATTTTTAAAATGGCCTTCACGCGAGGGCATTTTTGTAGAATGTAAAAAGGCTTCTACATCTAAATTAGAAGTAGGCCTTACTGAACTGCAGCGGGAGACTTTATCACGCTTTGTTCGTGCCGGTCAGCCTTGCGGGTGGGCTTTGCTTCAAGAGGTATCTACTCAAAAGAAATCGGTATATGTGGGTGCTGACCCAAATGTAAAATATGCTTCTGCTGGCAATAATTGCGATTGCATAGATTTGACAAACCCCTGGCCTGTTGACCATATTGTCAAATCTATGCTACACTGGTATGATAAGTTAGAGGGTAAAAATGTCTAAGCCATTTAAGAAATTTGATGGTGGAAAGAGGAGATGGCGGTTGTTACCGTTTGAGATTATCAACGACGTTGTATCGGTATTTGATTTTGGCGCTGATAAGTATGGTGTTGATAATTGGAAAGAGTGCGACGATTGGGATCGGTATTTTGATGCAATGATGCGTCACATCATAGCATGGCGGCTAGGTGAAAGAGTTGATAAAGAGACGAATATTCATCACTTAGCTCATGCGATGTGTTGTGCCATATTCTTAATGTGGAGAGATAAAAATGAGCGAAGTTAAATATATTGATAGCGGTAAAGCTGCTGTATTGGTAGACGGACAGTTTGGCTCTACAGGGAAAGGACTTTTAGCGGCGTACTTAGCACACCAGCCTAGTAATGAAGTTGACTATGCTGTTACAAACGCTAGTGCTAACGCCGGACACTGGACCAAATACAAAGACAAAGAAGGGTTTTGCTGCTATCATATGCCTACGTTTGGAGTAGTGCAACCAGATTGTAAGATATATTTAAACGCCGGGGCTATTATTAACCCAGGATTATTATTCGAAGAGTTAGATACTCTAAATATTGATTTTGATCGTGTAATAATACACCCTAATGCAGCGGTGATTACGGACGATCACATATCTCAAGAAAAGATGCATGAATCTGGGGCTACTAGCGTTGCGTCTACTCAAAAAGGGGTAGGTGCTGCTTTAGCGGCTAAAATTGGACGCAAAGGTCTTAATATTGCCCGTGAAGTAAAAGAGTTATTACCGCTGATAGGCACGGTTGATTTGAACACATCATTACAAAATGGTGCACGTGTTTCGGTTGAGGTGCCACAAGGGTACAGCTTGTCTATAAATGGGCCATTTTACCCATACACTACTAGCAGACAGTGCACAGTAATGCAGGGATTAAGTGACGCAGGTATCCACGCCTCATTTTTAGGTGAAGTAGTACAGTCTATGCGAACATATCCTATTAGGGTAGGAAGCATATTTGACGGTAAAGGCAATCCAATAGGTACTTCTGGCCCTGTATATCCTGACCAGTATGAATTGTCGTGGGAAAAGTTGGGGGTACCGGCAGAAATGACTACCGTTACTGGACGGGTAAGGCGAGTATTTACTTGGTCATGGGCGCAGTTTATAGATGCCGTTACTGAAAATCGACCAACAATTTTATTCCTTAACTTTCTAAATTATATGCCTAATGACGATTTAGCTCATCTATTAAACCAATTAAGCCCTAAGTATAAACGTATTATGCGTAAAGACCCAATCATGTTATATAGCAGAGGACCAAATGTAGAGGATGTTTCTACTTCACCGTTTATTAAGGACGCAGCAGATGAATAATAAGATGTTACCAAAGATTAAGGATTTGCCACCCGGTTTTGAATCGCACGGCCACTGGTCAGAAAACAACGTTCTCATATCTTGGATGTATAAGGACACTAAAACAGGGGAGATGTATTATGACGACGTTGAGCAAGCAAGAGATAGAGGACTTCGTATCCTTAGACCTGCTGGACTCTCAGATAAGGATACTGAGTAACGTTCCACGTTGGACAATTATTAGAACTATTCAAAATCAAAATGTAGCAGAACACAGCTATTATGTTGCTCTATACGTTAACTATATTACCCGTTGGTTGGGGTATGATCCTTTGCGTCGACTAAAGTTAATCCAAGCGGCTTTAATGCACGACATGGACGAGATGCTAACAGGGGATATACCGGCACCAGCAAAAAAGAGGCACCTACATATACAGCAGGGCGCACTTTTAGAGGACCTTAGTGGGTTAACAAATATACCTCTTGATATGGACGAAAAAAACATACTTAAGGCAGCTGATTTATTTGAGGCGTGTATGTTTTTATCTGATGAAACTGATCTTGGTAATGACACTATACCAACGTTACAGAGAGAATTAATTCATAGTCTCAAAGAGGTGTGCAACTTAATAGACGGCAACCCCGGCAACGGTCTTTATGATATGTTTATGGGGAAGATTTTAGACCCGGTGCGTACTAAAACTATGACTACAAAGGGGTGGGTAAAGTGACAAAATGGCATTTATCATCTAAGCCGTATAAAGTACAGCTTGAAGCTTTAAAATCGGCTGAAGGTAAAGAAGGCTACGCTTACTTTATGGAGATGGGACTTGGTAAATCGGCTGTATGTTGGTCTGAATTTACTGACCTAATCTACAAAGATGTTGTTGATTTTATGATAGTTGTGTGTCCTAATTCTCTTAAAACTAACTGGATGATAGAGGCTGAAAAGCAAGGCGTAACAGGTATTAGTTATGCCCCTTGGCCTTATATACCAGAAGGCGTTAACATTATGATGGCTATTAATTATGAAGCTATCTCTACTAAAAAAGGGCAAAAAATACTATCGGATATGATGCAAGAACGATCAGTGTACTTAGTATTTGATGAGTCCATTGCACTAAAAAACCCAAGAGCTATGCGCACTAAAAGGGCTATCAATTTAGCTAAAGAAGCAAAAGTGGTAAGGGTGCTGTCTGGGCAACCGGTTACTAAATCCGCTATGGACTTATGGGGTCAATTAAAAGTAATAGGACACGTTGGTACTAGGAACCCCTACGCATTTAGAAATCGCTTTTGTATTATGGGCGGCTACCTTGGTAAAGAGATTGTTGGTAGCAGAAATAGCAAGGAGCTAGAACAAATACTAACCGCAGCTTCTTTTAGAGCTAAGAAGAAAGAATGGACTGATTTGCCAGACAAGTCATACTCTACGAGAGACTATGATATGACTAAAAATCAAAAAGAAATGTATACTCAAATGCACAAAGATTTTGTAATAAAGATAGAGGAAGGCAGTATAACGGCACCTATGGCTATTACTCAAGCTATGAAGTTACAGCAAATAGGGTCTGGGTTTATTATCGATGAAGAAGGTAATACTCACACTATAGTGCCAAGTGATAACAATCCTAAGATAAAAGTGGTAGAAGAGATTGTAGAACAAGCAAATAGCAAAGTAATAGTGTTTGCTTTTTACAAACGGTCGGTATTTTCTTTAGTAGAAACGTTTAAGGATCGATGCACTTTTATTGCTGGCGGCATGTCTCAGCAAGAAATAGAGTTAGCAAAATTTAATTTTAATGAAGGTGATAAAGAGGTAATTATATGCCAAATATCGTCTGCTAAGTACGGTCATACGTTGTTAGGCAACGATAATTCTCCCTGTTATACATCAGTATACTATGAAAATGTATATGATTTAGATGCTAGGGTGCAGTCAGAAGATCGTAATCATCGACACGGTCAACATCACCCGGTAATGTACGTTGACTTGTTAGGTAACTTAATGGATCACCGAATTATATCAGCTTTGGTAAAAAAACAAAATGTGGCCGATGCTATAATGGCTACCACTTTACCTTATTAGCCCAATATGCTGCTGACATTTTTCCTTTTTTAATATTTCTTCCATGTCGTGCTTTAAACGATTTACGCCTCATTTTTTGCTTTCTAGTTTTAGGATTCTTGCCAGCACCAGAAACCCCTTGTTGACCAAATCGAATTGTTTTTACTTTGTTACCCTCCTTTGCTACAACAACGTGACTTTTTTTAGGGTGATTTGGTGTAGCTTTAGGCTTGTTATATCCTTTTACTCCAATGCGTGTAAGGATTGTATCTTTGGCCATCTATTGTCTCCATTACGACAAGAATAAAGCGCGTTCAGAAATACGACGGCGTACTAATCCTGGAAGAATTTTACCTACTGACCTACGCCATTTAGGAAACTCATCAGCTGCACCTTCGTAGTCTAAACGAGATATTTTTTGACGCATAGTACTGCGAAAAAAATTACCACTTCCTACGTTATAAGTAAATGAACACAAAGCAGAGAATTGATTTTCATTTAAAGGTGCTTTGACAACTCGTGTAATTGTTCTTTCAACATGGCGTATTTCTTGTCGGAGCAAAGCTTCGCCTTCGACTTCATCAATATCAGGGTGATTAGGGGTAATACGATCGCCGTTAAGATCATACGTACTGCCCCACCCGATAGTCCATCTTGCACCGCAATGATAGACGTTGGGTCGCCACCCTTCGAAGGATTTGAGTATTTCCAAACCGGCTTCATTAATCCTCATGTTTGAGACTTTCGTGCCATAGTTCTAGAACCAAACCAAAATGACACGACTGCTGCCCAAACGGCTTGAAATTCATCATTCCATATCATGTTGTACTGTTCAGCAGTCATCCAATCCATACTAACGCATAGGGTTAATACACCAAACTCAAGCGCTAAAAGGTAGGTTAGACATGGGCGAACGGATGCGGCTAAGTTAACTACCCACGGGCTAGCTTTTGCTTGTAAGTTGGACGAGTGTTTTAGCAAAGCTTCGCCTTCGCGAATGTCAGCTTCAACGTGCATATGTTGAAGCTTGATTTCGCCAAGCGCTTTCTGCTGATCAATTTGCTTTTCCATTAACTTTAATTCATGCGCTTTGTCTGATTTATCTTGAAAGTAATCCATAACCTTGGGTAGAAAGCTGGTACCAAAACCAAGCACACTGCCTAGCAATGAAAGCATTACAAAAGTACTCCTATAATAGCAACTTGAAAAATTATTATCGTAAGTCCTACCATTTTTAAATATCTTTCATTAGTTGTCTACAGGTGGATGTTTACCATTATGCATTGAATGCATTCGATCTATTTGTTTACTTAGATACTCATGCCCCATTTCTAGTCTAGCTAATCTAGTATTTAATTCAGCTAAAGAGGCTACACTATTAATTTGAGACAGCGTTTTAATTTGACTGGCAAATACTGCACGTTGTGATTCAGCATCATCCAATCTAGCATCAAATTTAGTTTTATGATTGTCTGATGCTGTAATATGATTTTCTAAATCTTCAATTACTCTTGCTAATTGTGACTTAACTACAGCATACCCCCCAGCGATAGTTCCAACTAACATAAGAAATTGCATAGCATGAGCAGCTGTTAGTTCCATATTACTTTACCGCCGGTCCACTTGTATATGCCCACCACAAAAACCAAGCAATGCCGCCAGCAACAATTGCTACAGCAAGTCCTTTTGCCGCCTCAAGCAACATAGCCTTTCTACGCTCTGCGCGTTCTTCCGCTTCAATTTTTTCGCGTTTTTCACGTTCTTTTTTTTCTGCGATGCGTTTTTCACGTTCATCTAAAATTTGGTCCCAGGTACTTTTTTCCCCTGCCTTAGACGGCCATTTACGATTAATTTCGTCGCGTAGGTCAGCGATTTGCTGATCCAACTGCTTTTGTTCGATTATAGCTGCGGCACTAGCCGACATAGAAGTTTCGGAGCCGTCATCCTTAGCACGTTTCTGAAGGATTGATTTATTCTTTTCACCAATAGAGCTGCCGGGTTTATGATTTTTGTTTTTCTCATGCTCGTCTTGTGCATGAAAGACGCCGTCTAACCCGTGAACAATTTCTTGGACTCCACGAGCAGACTTAACCAGCGTTTTGGTGGCGGCTATGGCAGCGGCAACGGTGAGTGGGTCCATTGATTACCTCACGCAACATCAAAGGCAACAGCCGCCAACATGCTATCACCGCTCGTGTTACCATCTGCATCGGCAGTTATTGTGTAAGTGCCGCTAGCGGTTGATCGCGCCGTCGAAAAATGAAAGTCAGAGTCGAAGACAGCATCATGGTCCTTAGTCGCATTGGTGTAATTGAAAGTTGTAGTGCTGCGAAAGCTCGCTCCAGCTACAGTAACAACTGCGCCGCCAGCAGGAACAGTTATTGACCCGGCGAGTGGGTCTGTGTCCACATTAGTCATGGTGTCACTAGCTGATGTTGCCGCGCCGGTAATCGTGTAAATTGAGATCGCGCAGCCCAGCATTGAACTGTTAAAAATGACGTCGATATCTGCGGTTGTGCCGCTGGTAATTGTTCCCGCAAAAATTCCAACGAACTCGCCGCCGCTGCTATTCGCCGTCACCAGTCCCGTGGCAGTGGTTGAGCCGATCAAAACTGACGCAGACCTTGCGCCTGCTGATGACCGAGGTCCATACACACAAATGATTACTTGGCGGTCAGAGGCCGCTGTGCCGATCGATTTGCCGTCAAAATCACCAGAGTAATCGGTCGCGTTTGAACTCGATGTGTCAGACAACACGTATGAAAGTTCTACGCTGGCTTCTGCCGACATCATCGTGATTGGAAATGTGAACATCTGTTGAACCTACGAGAAGTTCAACTGTGCAACGCCAAACATCGAACTGCCGTCGCTAACAAAACTCAGTATGTCTACAGCGTTCGCGCCGGTTGAAAGGGTTGGTTCAGTGCCGCCTGGAAATTTGTAAGCTGAAGCAGTGGTATCAAGCGTTCGATTACCGCTGCCGTCCTGTTTGACAATTAAGATGTAAGTCGCACCGGCTACTTGATTGGATGGCGCATCGAGGGTGCGGTTTCCGGCAAGCGTGACGACGGCGACTTGGTTTTGCGACAGATCCCAAGAAATATTTGCGCCATCACTCAATGTCGTAGCGTTGAAGTTTTGCGTCTTCGTGTACTCTCGCGCAGTCGCTGTTAGTTCAGTTGAACCGAATAATTGTGTCGTTGTAATCTTTTTATGCGCTGTAGCGTCAGCATCATAAATGGCAAATTCATCCGCTGCTACCGGGGAAGCGCCCAGCGCAGATTGTCCGTTAATCGAAACCGTGACAGTGCCGGTGCTTGTGATGGCACCGCCTGTCGCCATCCCAGCGGTGGCGATGTTTGTAACCGTGCCGCCAGAGCCTGGAACAATGTTAGTCCAGAGAATATCTGTGGTGTTTAGTGTGCCGCCTTTGTTGCTTGTACAAAGAAACATCTTGTCAGCGTTTGCGCTGCCTTCCTCAACGGCAACCAGGGTGCCTGGGTGTTC